AAATGATCAAAGAAGATGCACCTGCGCCCATGCTTGAGATTGATTTTGATCTCGAAGAAGATTGTGAAGCTTGTAAACTTTAATTTATAAAATGTTTGAGTTACAATATTTTTGGATTTTTTGGCTGGTACAACTGCATGTTTTTACCACTTGTTTTTCTATCTATGTTCATAGATCTGTTGCACACAGACATTTTTTGATATCTAAACCATTGGGATATTTTTTTAGAATTGTACTATGGATTTCTGGAACACTGGGGCCAAATTGGGCAGAGACTTACACCAGTAGACATCGTAAACATCATGCAACCAGCGACACAAAAAATGACGGTCAGAGTCCACATCATCTAACGCTTAAACAAATGTGTCAACCGTGGAAGGCTGACCAGGATGAAGTTAAAAAGTATTGCCCAGACATTCAAACTCCAGATGACTGGATGCAAAAAACATTGCATGAAAAATATAGGTTTGCAGGTCCGTGGGTGCAACATCTAGTTGCAGGCATTTTGTTTGGATATCTGGGAGCAGTATTATCATTGGTATTACATTTATTAACTAAAAATTGGCTAGGTGTATTCATTGGCAACTATGCTTTTCATAAATTTGGGTTTGAGTATGCTGGCCATAAAAATTTAAATGACAAATCAAAGAATTTGTTTCCGATTGGAATCCTACTAGGTGGCGAAGAACTTCACAACAATCACCATAATATGCCATATAGACCTAATTATAGACATAGGTGGTTTGAAGTTGATATTGGATATGTTTATGCTAAAATATTTGAAATATTTGGGCTGTTAAAAATTTCAAAGGAAAAATCATAAAGAAATGAATAGTGTAGAAAAAGTCTGGGCACGAGCCACAGGCCACCTAATGGGGCACACAGACGATGACCGTCCTGATGTGCCCATTTTAACCTTACGAGAAGCCCGATTGGCCTTGTTCTTCAAGACCTTTTGGGTTATAATACATGTTGTGACTTGTGGGTTCATCATAGCAAATACAATAAGGCACTGGTAATGAGTTTTCTTAGTAGGATTGATTGGCACAACCATGATGGTGTAAACCTTGGCATGATCAATGACTTCATGCGCAATCAATTCTACGACAGAATTCTTTCTCGGTATGTTGCAAACCAACGTTGCACTGACATTGGATTTGGCACAGGCCTGTTGTCAATGTTGGCATTAAAGCATGGCGCTGAACATGTTCAAGCATTTGAAAGTGACTTAGATCGCTATCAATTGGGTTGCAAAATTATCAAGCAATTGAAGTTACAAGATCGCATTGAGTTGATCAACGAACGGTATGATCACAACTACAGCCCTAGATCAGTCACATTTACAGAAACTGTAAATGGTAACTTATGGTGGGAAGGCTTATGGAACAGTTTACCACGTGGTCACGAAACAGTGTTCTTGCCAGGAACTTATTTTTTAGAAATGTGGGCAGTAGAAATTCCTGCAAGTTTTGCAAAAGGACTTGGCGTACAAGAACAAACCAATAGAGTTTTTGCCCCGGGCGTAGATGTTGATCCTGCATTTGTGCAAACAGTAAACGAATTGATATGTGAAACTGCTGATTGTGTTTTCAATCCCATGATATTGGACAAGTTGACTCCGGGCATCATGCAGTTTGATCGACAAGTTGGTACTGTATGGAACTGGATCCCATACATGCGAGCAGTTCAAGCTGGATCAGTTGTTGCTAGTTATTCAGCCACGCAATGGGATGAGGATAGAGAATCGTTTACACTTGATGTAGACACTAAAGATTGGCGTGATAAAACAGTGTTGATTGTGCCGCGCTTGGGCATGGCACAAGACAATGATCGATTGTATTTGGATACCGGACATTGGGGGCCAGGAGAAAGCCCTATAATTTTATCAAACCCACAAACAAATTTAGTTGTTGAGCATAGTGTAAAAACTGGGCTAATTACATACTCACTGGAACAATAAAAATGCTAGAAACCTGTTGTGACATATTAGTAGATGCGTACAAACGCAATTGGATAACCAGCAGAGATGGCAACATCTCTATTCGTCATCACGACCGTGATCACTTTTACATTACGCCATCGGGTGTGCGTAAGCAAACACTTCAGCCTGACCAGTTTAAGAAAATTCGATTGGTTGATCAGGTCAATCCTGTTCCTCCATTTTTAACAAAGTCCTGGCAAGAAGAATACTACACTGATATCAGTACTAACCTAACACCCAGTGGTGAACTTCCCTTGCACTTTGGTTTACAAAAAGAAATGGGTCAGCACTCAACCGATGTTAGAGTGGTTGTGCATGTACATCCAACTTATTGCATTGCAGCCATGCATGCTGGTATTGATTTGAGCACTATCAGTGATGCGTTTCCAGAGCTCAATCGCTATACTCGGGTAGCACCCAACGTGGGCGATGTTGCCCCTATCAGCCAAGAACTTGCTGATGCATGTCATAGTAATTTGGGACTGGATCGAGCAGGCAATATCAAATTTGATATTGTGGGAATCAAAGGACATGGAGTTGTGGCCATTGATGTCACCCCATGGCGTGCTTATGAACACATTGAAAGATTAGAACACATTTGCAAGATAGTTCTTGCATCAGGAAAATACTAAATGAGCTATATTGTAGGATCATTACCGCCTGTCAAATGCTTTGTCAAAAGAGAATTTCTCTATAACTTTGAAAAAGGTCACGGAGAATTAGAACCTGCCATTTGGGTCAGTCTCAAAGCACTACGTGGGCAGGTGTTTCGTATCGAGTCCTTGTTTCCCAACTACGGAGCACTGTATGACAAACTGCCCATCCATGCTTATGTGTGGCAAGAAAACTACACAGGCCAGCTACCCATAGACACCTTGCAACTTTGGGACTGCATGGGCTATCGTTTTACTATTATTGAAAAAATAGGCTTGCGTAATCTAGGTGTGAAGTTTCTAGGCAAAGACAAAGATTGGCACTACGGAACTTATTTGTTCACCGTGGACTTTTGTGCTGATGGTATGGATGTGGACACAGGCTTTACTGAAGTTGCAGAAGAACATAAGAGTTTCAACTTTATTAGATTAGAAAACGGGCAGTTTGCTTGCCAACCCAACAACCGATGTTTGTGGTACGACCAGAGTTTGATTTCGGGCACGGTGAAGTTTCCAGACTTTAAAGCTGCACAAAATCTATGGACAGTGGATGGCACACGCAAGTGGTCAGCGGGAGATGATTGGTTTTACACCATAGAAGAAAAAAAATGAATAAAAGGAAAAAATTAAAATGAGCCAAGCACAATACAACTTATCAACCAAAACAGACTATCTACATCGCAAAATGTTCTTGGATCCAGCGGGTCCAGTCACTATTCAACGATTTGAAGAAGTCAAGTACAACAAATTGGCCAAGTACGAACAAGAGGCTCGTGGTTTCTTCTGGGTCCCAGAAGAAATTTCATTGAGCAAGGATGCCAATGACTTTAAAGAAGCATCAGAAACTGTCAAGCATATCTTTACTGCAAACCTACTACGCCAAACTGCACTGGACAGCTTGCAAGGCCGTGGTCCAGCACAGGTGTTTACTCCTGTAATTAGTATTCCAGAATTGGAAGCATTGATGTACAACTGGAGTTTCTTTGAAACCAACATTCACAGCCGCAGTTACAGCCACATCATCCGCAACATCTACAATGTGCCCAAGGATGTGTTTAATACCATTCATGACACCAAAGAGATTGTGGACATGGCGTCAAGCGTGGGCAAGTATTACGATCACTTGCACATGGTCAACTGCGAAAAAGAACTAGAAGTTCCTGTCAAAGATCACGGCCACGTCAAAGCTATTTGGATGGCACTCAACGCAAGTTATGCATTAGAAGCATTCCGTTTCATGGTATCATTTGCCACCAGTCTTGCCATGGTAGAAAATCGTATCTTTATTGGCAACGGCAACATCATTCAGTTGATCCTGCAGGACGAAATCCTGCACAAGGAATGGACTGGGTGGATCATCAATCAAGTGGTGAAAGAAGACCCTCGCTTTGCTCAAGCCAAACAAGAATGTGAAGCAGAAGTGTATCAACTGTACCTAGATGTGATCCGTGAAGAAAAAGAGTGGGCTGACTACCTGTTCAACAAGGGACCAGTGATTGGCCTTAACGCACAAATCTTAAAAGACTTTGTGGATTACACAGCAGCCAATGCCTTGAAAGAAATTGGCATCAAGTATCTTGAGCCAGCACCACGCTCTACACCTATCCCATGGTTCAACAAGCATGTAGACACCAGCAAGAAACAAACTGCCCTGCAGGAAAACGAATCAACCAACTATGTGATTGGTGTCATGGGAGATGCTATTGACTACGACGAGTTACCAAATCTATGATTAACGACGAATGGTTCCAACCAGGTGGGTTTGCAACCTACAAACACCCAACCCCTATCAGTTATGAAACTGCCACAGACAACGGCACAGTAGACACACTAGAAGGTCCTGTTGCCTACACAGTTGGTTTTAAGATTATTACAGGACCCAAGGGCGAACGATATCCGGTGAGCCCTATTAAGTTTACGGCCTACTATGATGACAACGGTGATGGTACAGCAACACCCAAAAAGATCATGAAGGTAGCTCGACTTGCTGACCATGATGGTGTTGTTCGAGCGTCATGGGGTAATTTAGAATATACCAAAGGCAATGATTACATTGTGAAACATGGTCCTGGCGACTATGGTGTTGTAAAGAAAGATATCTTTGCACAAACTTACGATAAATCAAAAGAAAGAAAATAAAATGAAAGCAATTGTATGGTCAAAAGACCAATGCCCCTACTGCGACCAAGCCAAGGCCTTGCTCAAATCACGAAACATTGAATTTGAAGAACGCAACATCCAGCATGACTGGACTCGAGAACAACTACTAGAAGCAGTACCAAATGCTCGCACAGTACCACAGATCTTTTTAGATGATCAACTGGTGGGCGGGTTCACTGAACTCAGAACAAAACTAACAGAAAGCAAATAATGGAAATTGGAAAAGTTTACACATTCAAACTGAACTCTGGCGAGGAAATGATCGCCAAAGTCATGGACACAGACCCTGGCAATAACCATGTCACAATACAAGACCCCGTAAGCGTGGCTCCTGGCCCACAAGGCATGGGACTTGTGCCTAGCATGTTTACCGCAGATCCTGACAAAAATCCCCGGCTAAATATGAGCTGTGTTGCTATTCATTCATTGACGGATGAAAATGTGCGTATGAAATACATCGAAGCAACCACAGGCATCAAGGTGCCAGAAAAGAAAATCTTAGTAGGATAACATGCCAGGAATACAACGAGTGGGTGATGCAAACGGAGCAGGCGGTGTAATTACATCGGGTATTGACTCTGTGCGCATAAACGGAAGACCAATTGCCACAACCGGGCAAGGCGTCAGCGCACATCCTTGTTGTGGACGAAGAGGATGCCCTGGCATACATTGCGGACCCTCAACCGCAGGCGGCTCAGGCACAGTACGAGCTGGTGGAATAGCAGTCCT